TCCTCCCAATATCGTAAAAACTTCAACAGGAAGTCCCGCCTGACTATTGTAGTTGGTATAAACAAACGGAGCCAAACCTCTATATGGAATTCTAAATTCCGGAAAGGTTCCTATTGGATACATCTGGTAACCTCTACCATAATCCAAAGTACTAGAGGGATTGTTACAAACAACACCTAAAGGACTCGTTGATGGCATTACAACCTTGTATTCAATACTACCACATTGACCATAATATGCACTTCTCAAATAACTCATATAAGTCCAATTAGGTCTTGCTACTCCTATTGATCCCAAATTTGGTGAAGGTTGTGGAACACTGAATAAACCAGTTACAGATCCATTAAAGGATACAGTAAAACGTCTGGTCAATAACAATATATCATCAAACCTTTCACCAAAGGTTTCTATAGCCAAGAGACCATTTCCACCAGGTGAAAGAGAAGTTTTACCTTCTCCTCCTTGATTAATAAAATTGGAATACTGACCTTTACCAGTTAAATTACTCAAAGTTGGCACTCCTAAACTGAAATTATCACCTCCTTTTATCCATAAGTTGACCGCTGGAACCACTGGTGTTACCGATGGTCCAGTTGGTTCACCCAAAGAAAAGAATGCTAAACTCATATATGTAGGATCTACTGCCGCCCCAGTTGGCCAGAAAACAAAATTCTGAAATGGTAATATATACTGATAAGGTACAACAATATCTAAACAAGTTGTACCGACAGTCTCCATAATATAAGTCACATAAGATCCATCACTAGGAAATGTTGTTGGTCTATTTACATTTGGTGGTACAATTACTACCCCAATACGCCATCGGATTAAAGGTGATGAAACCACTTGAACACAAACCTCAATGTCCCCTGACCAGTAATCAAAAACTGATGAAACAAAGGATAAAGGAGTTTGCCAAACAACTTTAGCTGCTTGAAAAGTCAAACCAGGTATTATATTTTGATAATACTTTTCAGTCAAATTTGTCACAAGATGAGTCTTTTTCCTAATTAAATACTCCAATTTTGTATCATTATCATGAGCTAAAGATATTCTAGACTTGTCTATCGAAGTTTGCGAACAAGTGTCAGCACCCAAGCTAAAACCAAAGGTCGGTTGACCACCCATAACAGAAAAATTGGCAGTATGTCTTGTAATCATACAATCCTGCGGTTCCTCAGGAGGTCTTGAAAACCCCAAAAATCGCGCAACACCTTCTCCCACACTAAGAACATGTGAAACAGGAGTTGTGAAATAATCTAAGCCTAATTTTCCAAGAGCATCACTATAAGAACGCATTCTACCCATAAACTCACTTGGTAACTCTCCTTGATTAAGGAAAGGAACCAACACTCTTTGCTCAACATTTTCATAATAAGCAAAGATATTGAAAGTAATTGCGGGTGGAGTTGCTCCATTAGCACACCTCAACGGGTTGATAGGTACATAACTAAGCGAATAATCCAAAGTTGGAAAAAGCGCTTGTGTATCTATCCACCCATTAGCAAGTGGAAATGGTACCTCCAATGTATAAGTATCTGTTAACGAATAATCTATATCAAAGTGTGGTAATTGACTGGAAATCATAAATGCACCAGCGCTACCAACCATAGGATTAGAAGCACCTCCCGGTGTATAATTATCAGAATAAGACATTGGAAATAGAGCTATACGCCCCATTCCTAAGAAATTCGAACTACCAGAAAAAGTTACCACAATCCGTAAATCACCACGGAAAAATTTATACTTTCTCCAAATTGAAGAAAAATCCCCAAAAGCTCTTAATGGAGTTAGAGGAGTAAAATTAGAAACTGCATCAACTGTATTAGTAGATATAAGACGAGGTCTACGGAAGAAATCTTCAATTGTTTCTCCCTTGACTTCTCCATACCTACCCTTCGGAGCCGATCCTGTTCTATGTTTCACTTCTGAATGTACTTCACCTAAATGGGTGACATCCATATTACCCTTGCTGAGAGTCAATGCCTCAGCTGCATTTAAAGTTGTTTCTGTAGAGTTTAAATTGAAACCATTGTACTAACTCCATTCCAATGGCACCGTTGTGTGGCTGGCCCCTAAGGACTCAATCTGTATCACCGCTTCTTTTAGAACGCCACATTCTAAAAGTGATCAGCGATACTCCTCCCTAAGGAGGGCCCGTTTAACGTCCGGATGACGGATACTTCTAAAGAAGTACCAAGTTTTTATCCCCTTCCCAAACCTGGAAAGCTCCTCGATCAAAATCTACAAGATGTTGATCGTAGGTCTTAATATTTTTTGCCAAGGTCGGCTCAATATCCAGGACTATTTTCATAAAATCATTATATTCTGTTTCTCCATACAAAAAGTGTTCTTTCAAAGCACACAATAATGCATTTTTATTACGTTCTGGTTCATCTTTCAACGAAACATCACAAACATAACATAATGATTTAAAAATAGATAATTTACTCAAGGGAGCAAAAACTCTTGCACCTTGTACATCAAATTTCCTTTTAAGAAATGAGATGTCTTCAAGTTTCTTCAATGAAACATGCTCACTCTTGGACGCATCCGTCACAATATAGCCTAGTTCATCAAAAGATTCTTGGAATAAACGCCCCGTTAAGTAGGGAACCACACTATCATGAAAAGACATACTCAAATCATCCCCTACTTGAGCAGTCGAAACCACACTAGATGGGATGATATTTTTATTTCTACGGATAATTGCATAATAAACGCCCATTCTAAGCATCATACTGTTATAATGAACTGTGTCTGGTCTACCAGAACATAATCCCTTATCACATAAAAACATTACTCCAGACATAAATAAATTATATCTATTCATTTTCATAATTAC